GAGGGACCGCTGCATCCCCTCATGGCGATCTTGCGTCTTCACCCGCTGCTGGTTGTCGGAGGTGATAGCATCACCGGAGCGGTCCTGACTTGGGGCGTTGTCTATCCACCAATCGCGCTTCTTCATCTCATCGTCGTCGTCTATATAACCATACGATGAATCTTTCAACTGCCAGATAAGAGATAGGTTCTGAAAGGTGCGTAACCCTACGAAGTCCGATCCACCAGGGTTGGACTCGGTGAGCGGCTGGAGGTTAAAACCCTCTTTCGACTTGATCAGGTCATCCCATTCCAACGGGAACAAGACCGGTCCATCATAACGAGTAGATCGTTTTAATGTCGTCTCTTGTGCAGACTGAATGACGGGTTGTCCGTCATCGTCAATCATCGGGGTGCCATCGGGATTAAAAAGAAGGGCGGGGGAAGCGGTTTCTTCTAGGGCGCGGTAGGTGTACTCATCGACGGCATACGATATAAGACCTACTCCTGCGCCGTGTATACAGCGCATCTTGGATATCTTAGACCACATGGCACGTGCGTTCATGCGTTTGGGCTGTAGGTGCCAATCGACTAACTTACAGGCATCACGGAAAATCTCCTGGTCGTCGTCTTCTTCGGCTTTGCCACTGACTAAAGGGGTCTGTGACCATACGCCGGTAACAAGGCGGGTATTGATTGAATCGACCAACCAATACGGCATCTGCACGTGCAGGTTAGACGATCCCTTCCACGGACCGGCCCTATTAGAGTCTACCTGACCCCTGAACATCTCATCATACCCAACATGCTGCTTAGACCACGTACCACGTTCCTCTACTCTATCACGATACAGGTGAAATATCGTCTGAAGGATGTCTTCTTTTTGATCTTCAGAGAGGTCAAGCAGTTCAGGAGGAGCAAAATTAACAGCTTGTGCCATAGGTCCCCTATCTAGAGGGTCGGGATGATCCTAAGTAAGTATTAGTAGGCATAGTTGCCCCTGTCAACCATATAATGGGCAACAATACCCTTTTTAGTCCATTACATAGGTAATTATTAGCCCTTTTTAGGCAATTTCTTGCCTTTTTTGCGCTGTAAGGGCGTTTCTACGCCGAATTTCGCGCATAAGTCAATGAAGTTCTCTGTTCGTAGGCGCAAAGCACGACGCGCATCTTCATTGGTGTTGTACATGCGGCAGACCCGCCTTAGTTGCTCTTCACTTACCTTCGACATAAGCCATTATTTCCGATTCGGGCAACAACAGATACCACTCGCCCTTAAAGTTGACCTCCGTGCCGGCAAATTGCGGGACGATAGCTACTTTGCCAGCCTCGACCTGTTCTACGTCTGCACCCACCTCTACTATCTGTGCTTCCTGCGAAGGTTGTAAGGTGCTGTCGGGTGTGTGGAGGATGCTGTCTGCAAACGGGTCATGCTCGGCCATTCTCTGCAATAGGACCCGCTGGCGTGTCGGATGCACCGTCAGGGGTATCTGGTCGATCATCATCATTTTCTTCCTCCCATACATTATATAGGTATAGATACGCTACGACCTGGGGCCAGACACCGACCAAGCTGAGAAAAGACCGTGCCTCCTGCCGTAACTCCTTTGTCTCGCCCCATAGGGACTGCTCCAAGTAGGTCATACCTAGCCGCTGCTTGAAGTCATCGGTAGGATTATACTCGGAGGGGTTATCGGCCTCCCATATCTCTCCCTCTTCTTCAGCCGCAGACCAGTCCAGGCTCTTCCACAGATCACCAAAGGTCGGTTCAGTCATCAATACCCCGTGATGTTATCGCCCACATGCTCATGCTCTTCCTCGTTATCCTGATGCACTACGTTAGACCGCTCTAAGCCCATGACCCCCATCCATAGAGCCGTACACGCTACCTCGCGTTGCTGCCGTATGGCCGCCTGGGTCTGAAGGGTATTGAAATCAAAAGGGAATAAAAGGCGCGGTATAGGATCGTGCGGTGCATCCATCGACACCATCGGCAGTCCCGAATGAGGGTCTATCGCGTCTGTAGAGAGCAGCATCTCTATGTCATGGTGCAATGTCTCATGGTCGGGTGTGGTGAGGGTCTGTGGTCGGGCGATATGCTCCCGGTGTTGAAAAGACGGGAAGCGCCGACCAGGATCGCCTACGACATTGTAATGGGTCAGTCCCTCCAACCGGCGCAACGCCTCTACATGCTCTACGGGTTGGTTAGCAACCCACAGGTGGTTGGCATGGTAGTTGTCTTTCCAGTCAATGACCTTGGGAAACAGTTGGTTGGGTATAGCAGCCTCGGCCTCATCGACGACCACATAAACCCGCTCTATACGCTCTTCGTGGATATAGAACCGTTCCCCTACGCATACCGCAAAGGCAGGAGAAGCCAGCGACAGGCCGATCCCCACACGCCTGAACTCCAGCGTGAAAGGGTCATTGATCTTATCGCCGGTTTCATGCTGCCAGGTGAGCTTCGTCCCTTCGGGCGTAGGCGAAGCAATAAGAAACCTCATCGCTTGCTCTTCTTCTTACGTCGCTGCCGCCTATTTTGGGGAGTAAATAACTTCTCATCCAAGGGCGCAGGGGCAGGGGGTATATCGGAGGAGGTCACAGCGATGTCGTCTGTCGGCTGCGATGCGTTGGCGAGGGTCTGCTGCCCGATCTTAGCGAGGTGCGTCAACGGCACCAACTCCGTGAGGTTGACCTTCCGCGCATGTTGACATAGGTAGGTGGGCAGCACGGTGACCCCCCCCACCTTGGCACAGAAGGTGAAGTCCTCCCCAGTGCGCCGCCTCTCTTCGTAGGTGAAGTGAAAGGGGAGGCTCTTGTCCTCGTCGCGTATCTTCTCCAATACCGCACGGCGCAGGACCATGCAGCCCATCCCCGCTACGTCCGCTTTGAAAGGCTCCGTCTGCGAAGGCCATTCCTGTACAGGGTAGAAGCGGTAGCTGGCCTCTT